ACGAGACCTGATATTTGCCGACGCTTCCGAACGGCGACGAAGCGTACACCGTGAAGCCTGTGCCTGCGACAATGTCGCCTATGGCGATGGTGATGCCTTCGACCGACGCATCTTCCGCCGAGTTCTCGCCAGCGTAGTCGATGATGCTCGTGATGATCTTCGATCCGCCAGTCACCCACGTTTGGCCGGTCACGACGGTCGAGGTCGAGTGATCGCCCTTGCCGGTGCCGAAGTCGATGACGGTCGTGACAGCGTTGCCGCTGCCGCTCGACGCGATTGTCAGGTTGCCGCCTGCTCCTCCGTCGGTCAGCGTGATGCCGGTGCCAGCGGTCAGCACTCGCTCGTTCGTCAGCGTGGCGTTGGTGCCCAGCACGAGGTACGAAGCGTTCGTGGGCGCTCCACCACCGCCGCCGCCAGTTGTGATGGTCACAACGCCGACGGCCTGCGTCGTGTCGGTCACGGTGCCGGTGGGAAGTTGAACGTACTTACTCACAGCACCCCCGTCACGGTCAGATTGAGTTCGACGGTTCCGCTGGTCGTCGTGACCTGATACCGCACGAACCGAACGCCTTCGATGTTGACGGCCTGCTGCACGCCGGTCGCGGTGTACGTGACCGCTCCCCCTGGTACGTCGTACCAGAAGTTCCCGTTGTTCGACACTTGCAGCGTAACCGTTCCAGCGATCGCCGAATCAACCGGCGTGTCGATCTGCGTGACGATCTTCGTGTAGCCGCTGACGTTGTAGACAAGGCCGCTCGAAATGCTGGTAAGCATCGCCGCCGGATCAAAGCCCGACGTGTTCGTGTTGATCGGAAAGAGCAGATCGACGGTTGCCATTAGTCCTGCGCTCCTGATGAATCAGGTCCGGGAAACGGCGACGATTCGCCGCCGCCGATGGTGCCCTCGCCGGTGGTCGGCGGCTGACCCGGCAGCAGAGGTCCGCCGTTTCCATTGGTCAGCAGCCGCATCGCGGTCGCGGCGAAGTTTGACGACGGACAGTCGGCGAACGCAGGCATCTCCATGAAGTGCCAGCGGATTCGGTTCGCCTCGGCGGTGCCGATGACAATCGTGCCGGCACGCACGGCGGTGATGTCGAGGTCGTTCGGCCATCGCTGCATCGGTGCCTGATTGTTGAGCACGTACACGCCTTCGACGTTCGGATCGTGCACGCCGATCGTGTACGTGATGCCGCTCGACGGGCCCGGCGAGGTGCCCTGCACGCTGGCGATGCGACCGAGGATGAGGCGAGGGTCGGCCATTAGAGAATCCTTGACGCTCCGGGCAGTTTCTTCCAACCAAGGCCGCGACCTTCCTCGCTGTCGCCGGTCGGATACATGTCGTTCAAGATGCAGACCGGCTTCGTCGTCTCAGGATTGAACAACTGGTAGGCTACGAACACGGTGTACGGATTGCGGAACAGAGGCGAGTTGGTCGGCCTCGTCGGTTGTGCGATGCCATCGACGAACGTGCAGTAGTCGCAGTCCTGCGAACCGAACACGGGGAAATAAAACGTGCCCGCGTCGTATTCCCATGTGTACGAGATGTCGTAGTTCCCGATGTCATCGACCTGCGTGACGTTCGCGCCCTCGAAGTGATACCACTTGCCGTCGGGCATCATGTGCAACGTGTCGGTCTGCTCGCTGATGATGTCGAGGTTCCGCACGTTTGACACGTTCACGCGAACCGTCAGCGGCCTGATCGTGCGAGTCTCGCTCACCTGCTTCTTTCCGATCTTCCAAACTGTCTTCGTCAGTTCGTTGCCGTTCGCGTCCTGATTCAGCACGACCGATCGCACCGCGACGGGAATGTCGATCATCACCTTCCGCTGCGACCAGCCCCAGTGGTACCAGGTCGGAGCATCGCGGTTCGGCTGCCGCCTTAGGTCGATGAAGCGTGCATCGTTCGAGTAGTTGCAGTCGACGACGCACGTGCCGCTCGCCTCGCTGCTGACGGAGTACGTGTCGAGTTTGAGAGTCGGAAGCGTCGGATGCTGCGAGCCGAGCACGGGAATGCCGTCGGCGTTGAGCGCCGCACCCGGCGAGATGTCATCGACGCGGAAGCGACGCATCGCGGTCGCCTTGCCGACGCGATCCTTCGTTTGCGATTGCTCGAGTGCGAGTTCGTAGGCGGTCGCCATATCAGCCGACTCCTTCGACCACGATGCGGTTCATGTTGGCGTGAGCGATCGTTGCCGAGACCATCATCTGCTGCGAGAACTGAACCATCGACGCGGCCTGATCGGTGTTGAAGACGCTGTTGCTCGCCTCGCGAATCGAGCGAAAGGATGACACCCAAGCGTCTCCGACACGCTTGGCTGACTCTTCCATCTTCTTGTTGATCTCTTCAATGTGCTTGTTTCGCTCATCGGCGATTCGTTGAAACGCACGCTCCTGCCGCACATTGATCGCCTCGACGGCATCGGCCAAGTCCTGCTCATTCGCAAGCCTGTCCTCGGCGCTCATCTTGTTGTGAGCCTTGAACAGTTCATCGCGTGCGGTCTGTGCATCCGCGTCGATCTTCTGCTCTTCGATCATCACGTCATAGGCGGCTTTCTTTTGCAAGGAAGCGACCTGATCGGCGGCGGCTTGTTCATTGCGTACCCGTTCTTCATCGGCACGCTTTTGATCGTCGGCGTCGCGTTCCTGCTTTTCCTTGGCCTTCTTTTTTTCTTCTTCAGCGTTCTTCAACAACGCCTTGTTTTTGGCGTCGCTTTCTTGAATGCTGAGAGATCGACGTAGGTTGGCAAGTTCTTGTTCGTTCTGCCGCTGCTTATTGACGAGGTATTCGTTTACCATCGCGCTGTAGTACAGGCGATTCTTGTTCTCGTCGATTGCCTCACCAGTGGCCGCGATATCACCTTCAACGTCTTGGATCGCCTTTTGAAGTTGCTTGGCCGAATCCGTGCTGTCCGTGAAGTCGATCTTGTCCTTCAGTTCGGCGGCAATGTCGGCGCCGTCACGAAGTGCCTCGACGATAAACTCGCGGATCGCCTTGCCAGCGGAGTAGGCGAGCGTAGCGATTCCACCGATGGCGGCGAACTTGCCGATGAGGCCTTGCACAACCTCGACCTGCTCGCCGTAGAGTTTCTTCGTTGCCTTCAACTTGCCGCCGAGGCCACCTTCGCCGAATCCCTTTTCGGCTGCACCGGCCATGCCTTCGGTTTCGTTCTTGGCGTCCTTGAGAGATTGAATCCAAGCATCAATCTCTTCCTCGGATTTTCCAAGCGTGAACGGACCTTCGGTCGCGGGCTTGTCGGCGGCTTGTGCTTTCAAGGCTTCAATGCGTGATTGTGCCGGTGCGGTGTCGGCATCAACCTTGAACTTCAGATCGCCGATTTCATTTCCGGCCACGCTGTGCCTCCAGTGCTATCAGGCTGCGGTGATCGAACCGGCGACGCGGAGAGTGCCGCTCACGCGAACCACGTCATCCGGCTTCCACGAAAGCGAGAGCTTCGTCCAGAACGCGGGGAACGTGTAGGTGCGACCAGTCGCGACGGTCAGCACGCAGGTGTTGTCGGGAACTCCGTCGGAGCCACTGAGATCCCACGACGGCTTCGTGATGTTGGTGTACGTAGTTCCGGCGTACAACAGACCGGGCAACGCGTCGCCTGCCTTCTGTTGAAGATTGCCGCTGCCGGTGAATGAATACGTCGCTTCGCTGTAGTCGCCGATTTTGACCTTCTGCGAGAGTTTCGGAGTGCCGATGTTTCCCGAGAGCGTCGGATCGTTCGTGCCATCCTCATAGAACTTGAAAGTGGCCGCAGCCGACGCTCCGACGCTTGGAAGCGAAAGAGCCGTTCCTGCGTCCGCTTTGCATGTGTACGACCCGCTCCACGAGCCCGTACCACCCGGCATCCACGTTCGATAGCCAGTCGATGCTTGACCAGTGAACGAAGTGATATCGATCTCGGGCCAAGCGATATTGACGTTGAAGGCATTGACGAAGTACGTGTAGCCGCTCGCGAACGCGACAAGCGCGCTCATCGCAGACCCGGTCGGAGTCTTGGGCCAGATGCCGGAGAAGTCCACGGTTGCGTCTCGCAGCCCGTTCAACTTCTCCATCATGTTCACGCCGCTTGTGCTAGCCGCCGTGATATCGACTTCGTTCGCGTTCACGTTCAGCGTCGCGATGTCGGTCGTCATGCGAAGAGCGGTGCCGAACAGGTACAACAGATCGCCGCTGAGCGCGGTGCAGGTCAGGTTGCCAGTTTCAGAAGTTAGTGGATATGTCGCAGGCATTGGATTCTCACGGGTTGGATGCGAGAGCGGATACTCGAAACGTCATCGTCATGGTGCCGGTGACCGAGTGCTCGTCGGTCATCGCGCTGTCGTAGGTTCGGACGAAACAGTTGCTTGCCTTTGCAGTGTACCCGTTCGTCGGCAGCACCAGCAAATGCCGATGGAAGCCGTACGTCGGAATGCGACCGGCCTGAAGCACCGCGTCGCCATGCAGCCGCGTCAGCACCGCCGCGACGCGACCGGCCCAGTTCGCCGACGAGGTGTAGTCCTGCACCTGGTCAAACACGGTGAACGTGACCGAAGCGTTCCACTCGTCGGCGGTCAGGCTGTGGTCCTGATCGAGGCGAGTGTTCCAAAGCAGATACGGGTAGGTGATCGCGTTCGGCGTGCCGAAGATGGTGTACGCACCGCTGATGATGTTCCACGCACCTGAGGCGTAGAGGCCGCCGGCGCCCGTGTCGGCCTTGATGCGGTTGTAGATCGCGGTGTTGATCGAGTCGAGGATCATGAGATCGTTCCCATCAGTGCCATCTTGGAACCACGGCAGAAGGCGGCGACCATATCGGCGACCACCCTTGGGTTTTCAAACGCCGGACGCAGGAACGGCCTTGCGGGAAGTCGCACGCTCGGCTTCAGCATAAACATGAGTGTCGACTTCATTCTTTTTCCTTTGCCTTTGGGTAGCCAAAGGAACGCCACGCCTCGATGCTTGCCGGGGATGTAGGTCAGATTTAACAATCTAAGCGAAGAAGTCCGTTCACGCATTCGTGCCGCCTGATCGTTCATCGGTATCGTCAAATACTTTGACGATTTTGCTTTGATGAGTCCGCTGTAGCCGGGCGGCTGTTCGTGTTTCTTGGCGTACGCGACGCCGCTGCTGTAGACGTAAACGATCTTGTTCTCTGCCTTCGTGGACGAGATGGAGTTCGCCAGCAGGCCTCGATTGCGGTTCGGCGGCGTGCCCGGTGCCGATGGCCTGAACTTGCCGTTCTTGCTGAACGACTGCTTGATCGCACGAACCGCCACCGCCGCCGCTCTGTTGAGGCCAGCATTCACGGCGGCATCCGTGACGGACTTGAGCCGCTGCTGATCGACGACGAATGTCAGTCCATTAATCTGCATCAGTTCACATCTCGCATGACGGTCAGCACTTTCACCACGCCGAGCAGCACGAGATCCTTCGGCTTGCCCATCGGCTTGTAACGCACGCTGTCAATCACCACGTAGTCGGCGGGAGAAGTGTCCCACGTGGCGTTGGCGATCGTCAGCGGTGCAAGGAACACGTCGTACATCTGCGTCGTCGTGTCGCGACCGTACAAAAGAGCGTCAGCCGCCGAGGTCGGTTGCATCCAGCACGCGACGCTGAATGACGGCGATCCCGCTCGCGTGCCTGCATCGGGGGCTCCGCTCGACGTCGAGGCCGACCACGTCTGCGTATAGACGTCCATCGTCGTGCGGAACAGGTACCAGGGAGTCTGTGCCACGGTCAACTCCTCATGCCGGTGTACGCTCGCGTCAGAGCAAGTTTGAGGTCGATCAGTTCCTTGTTGCCGAAGTTTGAGTACGAATACTGGCCGAGCGACTCGCTGGCGACGCCCATGTTCCTGCCGCGTGCCGCGTAGTGCATGTCAGCGAGACGGAAAGCCGCCATCTTGAGGTCGTCGGGTATCGTCGCGTAGCCGCCGGTATAGACCACTTCGATGTTGTCGAACCCGTCAGGGAACCATGGCTGTACGCTGAACGTGGCCTGCACCGTGCCGAACGCCGTGACCGGATAGCGTGCCTTGATCGGATCGACGCGAGACAGAACACCGCCGGTCGCATCGACGCGATACGAGTTCGTGTCGAGCGTTTCGTACGTGCCGTCGCTCGCGTAGACCTTCACGCTGGTAACGCTGCTGACCGGCCATTCCATCAGGTTGATCGTCTGTTCGTTGTTGCCGTCGTATTTCTCAGTTCGGCTGGCCGACTCAAACCCGTTCGTCAGATCGCGACCGCACCAGCGGCGAATCTCGGTCGATACGCCGCTGACGATCGTGCCGATGATCGAGTCGTACGCAGTGGTTCCGATGTTCGCCCAAGTCTTGTATTCGCTGGTCGTGATGAGGTTCGCCATGTGTGCCC